TCTCTTTCTCTAAAGAACGGCTTCGCAGCATTTGATTGGTCGGACATCACTGTTAGCCTTCGACGCATTGTGTCAAGCAATAGCAAAACGCTTGACGGGCAAGCGTGAAAGGGTTATGATTATACTCGAAAATAAAGAGGTACACTAATGTTGGAACAGAAGCCGGTCAACTTTGCACAGTACGGCAAGTCTTTCCAAGAAGACCTATGTAGTCTAATCCTCGATGATCGACCTTTCGCAGATCAACTACTGGAAGTATTTGACCCAAACTTCTTGGAACTCAAGTATCTTCGTGTGTTTGTCGAGAAGATTGTCGAACATCGAAAGAACTACAAGATTCATCCTAGTCGCAAGACTATGGTTACAATCATCAAATCAGGTCTGAATGACGAGAATGATGCAACAAAGCGACAAGTCGTTGATTTCGTCGCTCGGGTTTTCGCTAGAGAAGAAGTAGAAGAGTCCGGCTTTATCAAGGATACTTCTCTAGACTTTTGCCGTAAGCAAAAGCTAAAAGAAGTCATGATCAAGTCGGCAAAGCTAATCAACACAGCTTCGTTCGATGAAATCACCAAGTTGATCACAGATGCTGTAAAGCTTGGTTCTTCGAATGACTTTGGCTATGATTACCTAAAGGATTTCGAACGTCGGTTCGAACTAAAGGCCCGAGATCCAATCCCAACTACTTGGAACGAGATTGACCAAATCACGGGCGGCGGTATTGGTAACGGAGAGCTAGGAGTTGTAATCGCCCCTACGGGTGCCGGTAAATCAATGGTGTTGGTGCATTTGGGAGCGCAAGCGGTCAAGCAAGGCAAGACAGTAGTTCACTACACCCTAGAGCTATCAGACACCGTTATCGCGCAAAGGTACGATAGCTGTATTACCGAGCTTCCACTAAGCGAGTTGATGAACCACAAAGAAATCATTCGTGAATCGGTCGAGCAAGTCCCCGGCGCACTAATTATCAAAGAATACCCCACCAAAACGGCTAGCGTAAATACTTTGCAATCACACCTTGAAAGGTTGCGTGCAAAGGGAACAAAAGTGGACATGGTGGTGGTTGACTATGGCGACTTGCTAAAGCCGGTCACTAGAGACAAGGAAAAGAGGAACGAGTTAGAATCAATCTACGAGGGACTAAGAGGACTAGCACAACAGTTCCAATGCCCTATTTGGACTGCTTCACAGACCAATCGGTCTGGCTTGAATGCCGAAGTAATCACAATGGAATCAATCTCAGAAGCTTTTTCGAAATGCTTTGTTGCTGATTTCATCTTTACAGTATCAAGAACGATTGAAGACAAGCAGAACAATACAGGCAGGATCTTTGTTGCTAAGAATCGGTTTGGACCGGATGGTATCGTATTCCCTATTGACATGAGTACTAGGAATGTGAGTATCAAGATGAAGGTACCAAATACAAATCAAGATCCCTTGTCGCTGGGTCAAACAACAAACTTGACAGCTAAAGATCAAGCTCAACGCCTCAAAGACAAGTACAAGAAGTTTAGACAATCTATTAGAGCAAACATAACGGAGAATACAGAAAATGAATCTAGCAACTAGGATTTTGTCGGACATTACAGTCCATATGAAATACGCAAGGTATCTACCAGAAGAATACCGCCGTGAATCTTATGAGGAAATCACGGAACGCAATCTTGAAATGCACATCAAGAAGTACCCACATCTTGAATCAGAGATAAGGGAAGCATACAAGTATGTTTTCAGTCGTCAAGTATTGCCTTCGATGCGTTCAATGCAGTTTGGTGGCAAGCCAATCGAGATTGCCCCAAACCGAATCTTCAACTGTGCATTTATGCCTATTGATGATCTACGTTCTTTCTCGGAAGCAATGTTCTTGCTTCTTGGCGGAACCGGCGTAGGCTTCTCGGTTCAGAAGCATCACGTTGAGAAACTACCAGAGATTCGGATTCCATCCGGTCGCGAAAAGCGATTCCTTGTTGGAGATTCGATTGAAGGTTGGGCCGATGCTGTTCGCGTGCTTCTACAATCTTACTTCAGGGGAACAAGTCGTATTCGCTTTGACTTCTCGGACATTCGCCCCAAGGGTGCCCGTTTGGTTACATCAGGCGGTAAAGCACCGGGACCACAACCTCTCGTTGAGTGTTTGGTGAAGATTGACGGAATGCTGAACACAAAGAAGGACGGCGATAAGCTAACTCCTATTGAATGCCACGACATTATGTGTCACATCGCAGATGCCGTGCTTGCTGGTGGTATTCGCCGCGCTGCTTTGATTTCGCTATTCTCTGCTGACGACGACGAAATGATTGCTTGTAAGGCAGGAAACTGGTGGGAAACAAACCCACAACGCGGTCGTGCTAACAACTCTGCCGTTCTTCTTCGCCACAAGGTTGAGAAAGAATACTTTATGGATCTTTGGACCCGCATTCGTGAAAGTGGTTCAGGAGAACCCGGTATTTACCTAAATAACGATAAAGATTGGGGAACAAACCCTTGTTGCGTTGACGGAGACACCCTCATTACAACAAACGTTGGTCAAATGACTATGCGTGAGTTGGTTGAAAGGGTTGAGAGTGGCGAATCGATCAGCGTGCTTTCTTACGATGAAGCAACTTGTAGTCTTGAACTACAACCAGTAGAAGAAGCAGCCATGACGAGAGAAGACGCTGATGTTATCAGGATCGAAACAGAAAGCGGCCAAGTCCTCATTCTAACTCCCGACCATAGAGTATTCACAGAGAATAGGGGATATGTTGAAGCAGCACACTTGACAGAAGAAGATATACTACTTTCTATTGAATGAGTATCTTTGCGGGCTCCAATAAACTATTTATAATGTAGGGGTTGGAGCCCGCAAACATGAAAATAGAAGAAGCGATAAGAACAATATATCTCAACCACGAAAAAGGAAAAGTCGTACTTATACCAGAAGACTTCGCAGAAGAGTACAAAATATACGCTTCTAATAGAGTCGCTGAACTTGGCAATACCGCCCGCGCAAGCAACAAAAGAAGTTTTATTATCAACAATATTAGTAGGATATATCCAAGCGAATATTGTTTTGCTAAAAGTTTTATATCTTCTCTTTATAGTGAAGGGTATGGTTTGAAAACAATAGGCAAAAAGATAGACTTGACACCAACGAGAGTAAGAACTCTTTTTTCAATACTTGGTATAGAGATAAATAAAGGCAAAAATATAGTATATAACAAAACAAAAGAAATAAGAAGTGAAAACCTGAAGTCGTTGTATAACAATAGAGCAGGTTGGTTTAAGACCTTTCATAGAAAGACTAATAAGACCTCGCGAGGCATTCAGGGATACTACTTCAACAGAACAAGAAATAAGTTTGTTTGGCTTCGTAGCACATATGAATATATATATGCCAAGTGGCTTGACTCTCATGCGATAGAATGGGATGTAGAACAGCAAACTTTCCAACTTGAGAAAACAACGTATAGACCAGACTTTTTTATCTACGAAGAAGGAACTTTGATGAAAATAGTTGAAATCAAAGGGTTTTGGGATAGAGGGATAGTAAAAACAGAAGAACTATCAAAAAGACTGGATATAGAAATAGTCCTAATAAGAGATATAGGACCATATATAACCACCACCTATAATAAGGAGATATTAGAATGGAAACGACTACGAATATTACAAGAACCAAGATCAAGCGTATAACTATTGAAAAGAATAGAGACGTTTATGACATTCAAGTAAAAAAGAACCATAACTTTTTTGCTAATGAGTTGTTGGTTCACAACTGCGAAATTGCTCTTCGCCCTTACCAGTTCTGTAACCTAACAGAAGTGAACGTAAGCGATGTGGAAAGTCAGGAAGACTACGAAGCAAGAGTCCGCGCAGCAGCGTTTATTGGCACTCTACAAGCATCTTACACAGACTTCCACTATCTCCGTCCAGTTTGGCAGAGAACAACCGAGAAGGACGCTCTAATCGGTGTTGGAATGACTGGTATTGCTTCTGGAAAGGTTCTTGATCTTGATATGGTAAGAGCAGCACAAGTTGTAAAAGAAGAAAATGCCCGCGCTGCGGCTCTTTTGGGAATCAATCCAGCAGCAAGAACAACTTGCGTCAAGCCTTCAGGTACAACTTCACTTGTTCTTGGAACTTCTTCGGGCATTCACGCTTGGCACAACGATACTTACATTCGTCGTATCCGTGTCGGCAAGAATGAAGCAATCTACACCTACCTCGTAGAGAACCACCCAGAACTAATCGAGGACGAATACTTCCGCCCACACGACACCGCTGTTATTTCGGTACCACAAAAGGCACCAGAAGGTTCAATCGTTCGTACAGAGTCTGCTATTGACCTTTTGGAGAGAGTGAAGAAGGTAAGTCAAACTTGGATTAAGTCAGGACACCGCAAGGGACAAAACACCCATAATGTCTCTGCTACTGTCTCAATCAAGAATGATGAATGGGATACAGTTGGCGAGTGGATGTGGCAAAACAGAGCATTCTACAATGGTCTTTCGGTTCTTCCAGCGTTTGAACACACCTACAAGCAAGCACCTTACGAAGATTGTGATGATGAAACCTATAACAAACTATTTGAGGCTCTAAAGTCAATCGACCTCAACTATGTTCATGAAGTAGATGACAACACTAATCTTACAGATCAGGCCGCTTGTGCCGGTGGTGCCTGCGATCTGAAGTAATAATGTGTCCTTCCTGTCTATTTTGGGCAGGAAGGACTATTTATTTGTGTTAAGGGGAAATAAATGAAAATCACAACTACTCAACTTCGTCAGATTATCAAAGAAGAGATAGAGAAAGAACTATTCAATAAGCAAGAACTTAATGAGGGTGTGTTTGAAAAAGTCTTAGGCTCTATAGCATTAGCCGCCACGCTATTAACTGGTGGTATGATGAGCGCAACAAGTACTGCGGAAAAAAGAGCAGAAATAGCCGATTCCATGGGTGTTGAAACTACAGATACAGATAAGGTAAAAGCCGAAAAGCTGGAAAATAAAATAACCGAACTCAAAAAAGATATAGAAGAACTCAAAAAATCTCCAGGTACAAAAGTAGCTTTTGGTCTGAAAGGAAGTCGTGAAATACCCAATACCAGAGAAGAACAAAACGAAAGGATTCGTCAAGCAGAGGAAGCCCTAAAAAAAGCAGAAAACGACTTAAAGAAATATAAATAAGTTTTAGGAACAACAACCATGAAGCTTACAAAAGCCCAACTAAAGAAGATTATCCTAGAAGAAGTAGCAGTAGTTCTCTCTAAACAACCACAAGCTTCTTCACTATTCAGGGATCTAATGGGCCAATACATTGGTTCTATTCGTGGTAATCAACTTTGGTTCCACGGCGCGCACAATGTAGCAAAGGGTGTTGGCTTTTCTGGCGATCATCCAAATCTATTTGGCGAGATTTACGGTGCCTTAGAAGGACAGTATGACGAAGCCGTTGAGAAGGCTATTGGTAATAGCGGCGATGAAATGATGGGTTGCCCTTCTTGCAACACTAAGAAGGCTATGGAAGTAATCCAATCATACGAAAGCCCTGCTAACGCGAATGCAGAAGTTATTGTACAAACTGGTCTACAAATGCTCAAAGACCATCACCAGCTAATGACCGGTGTTTTCGATCAGCTAGAAGAAGCTGGCGAACTTCCTCTTGGCGTGAATGACATGCTCGCCGCTCATGCTAACGATATTGAGACTTTCATCTATCTTATTCAGCAAAGAGCCAAAGTCTAAGATTTTTTATCGAAGATAGTTGACGCGCTTACCCCCAACGGTTATAATGTAAATGTTGGAGGGCGAAATGAAGCTCAACTATCTTCTTGATAATGACAAACAAATAGAAGATTGCCCTGCATCTGCAACGGGCAAACAAAAGCATACTTGGGTGGCAACGAGTCACATCCAAGCAATGCGTGGTAATAACGTATGCGTTCGATTTATCTGTAAGCGTTGTAAGCGTTTGCATGATGAGTTTATGCCTACGGACAAGTACCGATTACATGAAAGAGCAATCGAATCAAACAAGTTTATGGAGTATTGATGACTACGATTGAGCCGCATAATAAGAGAATCTTTGTGACTGTCGAGAATGCACTTCCCGGTTTGGAAGAGCAGACTCCCTTGATTCTTCTGCCTGAAGACTTTAAGAGTTCTAAGGAAGTTCTTAGAGAACATACAATCGCGCAAGTGCGAAGCCTTGCTGTTGATTGCACTACAACTATCGAAGTTGGAGCAAAGGTTGTATTCCCAACCCATCTAATGGAGACTGTCGAGATTCGCGGGGATGAATACCATTTTATCCCTGAGAACCAAGTTATTGCTTCGTGGGTTGAATGATGGCTGACATTGTAAATCATCCTTCGCATTACGGTGGAGCAGATAACTTATATGAGGCTATCAAAGTCATAGAAGCTTGGAAGCTTGGATTCCATCTTGGGAATGTTGTCAAATACATTTCAAGGGCTGGCAAGAAGCACGACAGAGTGTTAGAAGATCTAAAGAAGGCGGCGTGGTATCTTCAACGCTGTATCGAACATCTAGAGGAACAAAAAGATGAGAGAAGAACTACAACAACAACTCTTTGAGAAGTATCCTGATTTATTTGCTCGTCGCTCACTTCCGATGAACCAGACTTGCATGTGTTGGGGTATTGAGACAGGCGACGGCTGGTATGATCTGATTGATACACTATGCGAATACATTGACCACCAGATCAAGTACAACAAAGCACCTCCTGTACAGTTCGAGCAAGTGAAGGAGAAGTTTGGTGGTCTTCGCGTATACACCATTGGTGGCAACAAAGAAATACAAGGTGCTATCTCACTGGCATCTATGATGAGTTATAAAACGTGTGAAGATTGCGGCGTACCAGCCACAGTTCGGACTACAGGTTGGATTCGAAATCTTTGTACCTCATGCCACGAAAAAGATTTAGAAAGAATGAAACGACCATCAAGATACGCA